GTGATTGGAACTGTGTTCCCAGTATCTACGATGCTATAGACGTCGAATATAAGACAGACGGTATCATTTTTGGTGAATGACAGCGGCAGCGCCCCCCAAAAATGTGAAAATTTGCAAAATTTTTTAAAGGAGTTTATTAACTATGAAACTTTTATCTTTAATTGTTATGGCATTCGGCGGCTTAGTAGGCGCCGGAAGGTCAAAGACCAAGAGTGCTTCTAGCCCCGCGGTACGCGGGCGACGTAAGTATTCGAAGCCTCAACCAGCTCGCATGCCTTCGCAGAAGCGTGCAGCAGAGGTTCTTGTAGAAGTAGAGCCTAGCATGGCAAAGCATGAAGAAAGAAGAAGCAAGTTCAGTGCTTCTAAGATGAAGGACTACCCAGTCGAATCTAAACGTATGATCCGTTCTGGGGGTCGCATTGGTGGAAAATCCAAGGGACCCACAAATGTCGGCGAAGGCGACAAGAGCATACCGATGGGCCCATGGTACTTTAAAGGTCCACAGAAAAGTAGTACTGTTATTCATCATACTGAAGGTCAGGATGAAAACAGTCCCCCACCGCCTATCAACGTGTACTATGAACATGGTCAGGTTGGGTCGAGTAAACGCCTCGGCGAATATAAAAAGATGTACAAGGCTAGTACCTACGACCTTGATACGAAAACTTTGATGGTCGGCGCATCCGGGCCAAAGTTACAACCATCAACTATGTGCGGATTTGGTAGAAAAAATTGCCATCATCCTTATTGGGTGAATGATCATTTTTCTAACGAAGCAAACCAGTTGGCCTCTAGGCAATCTTGTTTTAATCGTTTTCAAATTGAAAACCTATTTTTCAAGATGTGGGAAAAAGCTGGTATATCCAAGGTACGAATGGAGAAGCTTATCGACGATTTAGTCGAGACTGAAGGTGGAGACGTAAGAGTTGAATTTCCGCTTGATTACATCGAGTGCGAATACAAATATTTCAACAACAATAAGGCTATGCCTATTGATTTGCAGTTATATGTTTGTAGTCCCAAGAGGGATCTAACCTCTATGCATAACCCTATGATAGATTGGTTTGAGCCTGGGACCGCAGCCTCTAATGCAGACTTCGAAAAGATGCTCCCCGATTATTATTACGAAGCAATACTAACTGGAGCCCAGGACGTAATGTTTAATAATAATAGTGGGACAATTTCCAATATCGCAATTAAAACTAATTGCAACAGTATATTGGCAGCCTCGACAGAGGTTGTAGTAAATGCGACGCCTCAATCGTATAGCATTAAGTTCGATCGGAACTGGGACGTAAGGACTATGCAGCCCTTCGTACTAGAGCCGCAACAAGAACTTTGTGTAACGTTTCGTGTAAAAATGAAGAAACCGTTAGACGTCAAAAGACTACTTTCTTTTGAAACCGGAGCGGACAAGTATGAAAACTGGACCGACATGAGCATGTTCCCTATGGTAACATATCAAGGCCAAGACACTACAGCCGTTAGTAAGAATTTAGAACCGGATGGTAGTGCTGCGGATATGAACCGCTTCTTGGACACCACGGCCGCTCGTGGCGCGGATAGTATGTTGTCTAGTAGTATGAAATGCCGTGCACGCTGTCATACTAAAACTACTGGTATCAGAAATTTCCTTAACGATGATTACGCTTACACTTTAGGAGACGTACTCGACGTATTTAGTGTTTCTAAAAAGGAACTTCAGTCTTATAATAGCCTTGAAAGAGGTCAGCAAGTTCCGTATTACAAAGTTAATGACAATTTGGGTTACTTTTGTGATAAGTCGTCTAAACCGACGACGAATTACCACTTAACACAACTTGTTGAATTGAATTTGAAATACTCAGGGTCGACTCTAGCGCCTAGCGTGGAACCTGCCACTGCGCTCCTAACGCCCATTAGTTCAAATGGTTCGTGGGGTGTAGTGGAAAGTAAAACGATTTCTAGAGCGAAGCTAGAAAAAACAGGATCTGACATATCTCCTGATTAGTGGTACAACATTTAAATTTTAGTGTATAATATATATAGTGGGGGAATTTATTTCCCTCACTTAATGAAATTAACTATTTTATTATGGGAAGAAAAGCAACAAATGTCTGCGTTTGGAGTTTTACGTACCAGGAAACTGTTGACAACCAGTTGCCGCCCCAAGAATTAATCCAAAATATTTTGGTTAATCTTGATGCCAAAGCTTACGTATTTCAAGAAGAAATAGGTAAAGGCACAAAAAGAGCGCATTATCAGGGGAACCTTCGACTGAAGGAGCCAATGACAATGTCAAACCTGCGGGAGAAGTTTCGTTCCGGCACTAGAAGAGTCGGAAAGAGCTACTTCGGTGAGGGTTGTTTGACGTTAACACCGACACACGACCTATCAAAATCCGGCTTTTACTGTATGAAAGAAGATACAAGGGTAAAAGGTCCCTGGGTTTTTCCTCATTGGACTTATCTAGGACAAGATTGTCTTAGCCAAGAACAAATGTACCCATGGCAAAAGGAAATGTACGATCAGGTGATTAACAAACCACCTCACGATCGGCATATTCATTTTATCGTGGATGATGAAGGCAACACCGGGAAGTCTGCGTTTACAAAGACTCTCGGTTTTCGACATGACGCAGTGGTGATCCCATTAGGATTATCCAGTGCTCAAGTGAAAGCCGCAATCACAAATGCAGGAGCGGCGCAACTGTATATTTTAGATCTCCCTCGAAATAACTCTTCTTGGAAAGATATTTTCGATACTATTGAGGAGATAAAAAGAGGATTTGTTATATCGTCTTTTCATGGCAAACTTAAAACTTTGTTCATGTTTAGACCGCATATTGTCTGCTTTTCGAACGTACAACCGGACCTGAAATTATTAAGCAGGGATATGTGGAGAATCTACCATATTACAAGGCCTGCCTTGGAATTGGAGGAGTCAAAACTGTTTGTTAGCGACATAAAAAAGAATATATATACAGATATAGATGAAAA